TAACAGTAGATAATGTTAATGTAGATGGAAACACAATAATAAGTACAGACACTAATGGGGATATCAATGTAACGCCTAATGGAACAGGCAATATAATTTTAGACGCACATTTAAACATCAATGGACCAGCCATCACTTCTTTAACAGACAACAATACAGTACTTTCTGCTTATGCAGGAAAAAACATAACCATAGAGGGCGTAACTTTTGACGGAGGTGTTGTTGCGGGGGTTACAGATATATATACTACGGCGTGGACAAGTTGGACACCGACCATAACTGCATCAGGTTCAATGACGATTAGTAGCACTTCTATAAATTTAGCTAGATATTATGTTTTAGGAAAAACATTGTTTTTTCAAATTGATGTGTCTTTTACTACAGGTGGGACAGCGAGCACTGGCGTATACATATCTTTACCTGTAAATTCAAAGTATAATTCAGTGAACACAAGTGCATACATTTTGGACTCTGGTGCTCGGTCATTAGGACATGTTGCGACTGGTGGTAGTATTTTAGAAATCTTCAAAGTCGATGTTTCTAACTGGGGTCTAAGTTCAGGACAAGTTTTAAGAGCAACTGGGCTTTATGAGATAGCTTAGAGAATAAATAATGAAATACACTGAATTTATAGTTTTGGCAACTAAAAAAAAACAGTGACAGAAAGAAAACATTTATGAGCACAATTACAGAAATACCCGTAAATTCCAAACCTTATCAAAACGTGGAAGATTTCACGTTGAGCAAGTACAGTGACGAATTGTACGATGGTTTTATAGATGAGTTAGGAAGCACGAATAAAAGACCAGGATTGTCATTGTTTGCTAATCCAGAAACATATAAAAGACAAGATGGACTGTATTGGTGGGAATCTCAAGAGATACTCGTAATGGTGACTGATGGGAACATATATAAAATAGTTAGTGAAACAGGTAGCCCTATAAACATAACAGGGGACGCTCTAGAAACTTCAGGTAGAGTATCTTTCACGGATAACGGAACCACATTAGTAATGGCTAATGGGGGCAGAATGGTGTACACCGATGGGACAACTAACACCGCTTATATAGCGGACGCAGACGCACCGACAACGGTTACCCATGTTGCCTTTATCGATCAGTGGATATTAGCCAATAAAACAGGAACCTCTACTTTCTACTATGCGGATTTTACGTCAGCACCAACTACTTGGCTTTCAGTTAATATTTTTACCGCAGAAGCCAATCCCGATAACCTTTTAAGTTTATACGTAGTGAAACGAACTATAGTCTTAAATGGTACTCAATCTACTGAATTTTGGTTCAATGACGGCATAACTCCTTTTTCGAGAATACAAGGAACAACTACAGCTAGAGGGGTTATAGGAGCATACGCTACAGTTTTCGCTAATGAAACAGGTTATTTTTTAGATGACAGAAGAAGACTAGTTAAGTTAGAGGGTACAAATACTGAGATACTCAGCACACCTTTCGATAAGACTATCCAAAATTTTAGCACAGTAAGTGACTGTTTAATGGATTACGTAACTGTTGATGGGAGACATTTTTTACTTTTAGCTTTCCCAACAGAAGACAGGACATTGTTTTACGACATTCCAGGTGGATATTGGGGTGAATGGACTTATTGGAGCACTTCCACTAATGCTAGAAAAAGATTTATAGGTAATTGCTATGCTTATGCAAGGAGTTGGAACAGACATCTATTCGGGCACGTTAACGACAGTACCATTTTCAGTATGGAGAGCACAACATATTCAGATAATGGGGTAGATATAAGAATGGAAAAAACTACCGGAAATATAGATCACGGTTCACCGAGCAAACGTAAAAGAAGTTATAGGTTAACCCTATATCTTAAAACGGGTGTGGGTTTAGGTGCTAGTGGGAACACTATTCCTTACCTACTGATTCGTTGGAAAGACGATAATAGTACGGGTTGGAGCAATTACAGACGGGTTTCTTTGAAAGTGCTCGGGGATAGAAAAGCTATCATTAACATATATAATCTAGGAACGTACTACTCTAGAAAATGGAATTTTAAAATGTCAGAGCAAGTACCTTTCACTATAGGTAAATGCTTCGAGGAGATCGACACTAATGAGTTTTAAGATACCTTTTTTCAATGTGCCCTTACAAAAAGAAGACAACAGAAATCTCTTCAGTTGGTTTGCTGGTTTATATGGCCGATCAAGTGGTTCTGATTTAGTACTAAGTAGAGAAGTTTCTATGGGGGATTGGAACGTGCATTCTACAGCTTCCATAACTGTGAACTATAAAAACGTTAATACAGATTTTAGTTTTAAGAAAGTTAGAAGTATAAGTGTTATAATGTTTAATGACGATGAGGACACCATGTATGATAGTAGTTTGGTCAGGGCTGGGTTAGAGTCGGTTAAGATAGATGATACGGAGATAACACTCACTAAAATAACAGGTGGATTTTTTGACAATACGGATTTTGACTCTACCTCTATCACAACTAGAGGATACATTATGTTAGGATATGTGACTTAAAATGAGACTCGATATGCGATTAAAAATACACGAAGCAGACCTAAAAGATGTTCCTGAGATATTCTTGAGGATTAAGGAATACGCTCTTGACGTAGAGGAGGATATCCTTTTAGGAGTGGAGAATACGCAATCTAAAATAGTAGATTTTATAGAAGATGATACTAAATGTGTGTACAAAGCCGTACTAGACAATGAGATAGTAGGATTAGTTATGGCAATGAAAATAGAAACTCCTGTAAATAAAACGTATGCAGTTGAGATAGTGCTGCACGCTAACCTTGATTTAGGGAAGATTAAAAGATACAAAATATTATATGAATTGATGGACACTCTAGAACATTGGGCAGCAGTAAAGAAAGTCAATTATTTACTAGTAAACGTTAAACCTAATAATTCAGTAGGCAAGTTCTTAACACAAAGAGATTTCAAAGTGTCCGAAATAAATTATCGTAAGGAGGTGTGTTGACATGGGTGTTGAATCAGTATTAGCGTCAGTTCTTATAGGAGGCGTGGCAGGTGCATTAGGCACTGTATCTGGGGTTGCTCAAAAAGATGCATTAAACACACAAATACAGGCTACTAAAGAAGCAGCAGCCGAAGAGAAAAAAGCGTATGACAAAGCTCAAGAAATGCTGCAAAAAGCAAAAGATGAAGCAGTTTCCGATGTAGAAGCAGCTAATTTACGTGCAGAAGGTTTATTAACCGATTTAGAAGAAGCTTCTATAACAGGTCTTAATAGATCTGAAGAAGGGGCGATAGCTACTATAAAACAGTATGCCGAATCAGCAGACACTATATTTGCGTCTTCTGAAGAGTTGGCCTTAAAAGAGATAAAAGAGGCAGGCTTGTTAACTAGAGAAGCTATCGATTCAGGAGCCATTGAATCCATAGAAAAGTTAAATGTTTTTAGTGACGCATCTATACAAGGGCTAAAAGATTACGGAGAAGACCTAAAAGTATCAAGCGAGCTTTCTAGAGAACAAATAACAAAGGGGTCTTTAGAGGCTTTAGAATCCATATCGGCTAACAATACCGAAGCGAAACAACTTCTCGACTCGTACAAGCAAGAAATAGTAGATAAAGGCCTGATGGCTAGAGAAGAGATAGAACAGGGAGCAACAGATGCTATAGCCAGCGTCATAACAAATAATAAAGAGGCTGTAGGGGGTCTTGAACTCTTAAAACAAGAGATAGTGAATAAAGGGATAACTTCTAGAGAGATCATAGATAACAGCACTAAAGAAGCTATCCAGTCTTTATCGGGAGCAACAGATGAAGCGGTAAACGCCCTAACACCCTTCCAATTAGCGGGGCAAAGAGGGTTAGAAAGAGTTCAATTTTTAAGCGGGATGTTAAACGAGGAAGAAAAACAAAAGCATTTAGTCGAGTTCGGTAATGTGGAAGCCTCACCTCTTTTTGAGTTTCAGATACAGGAAAGAGAGAAACAATTAGACAGAAGACAAAAGGCTTTAGGAAGAGTTTTTTCGGGAGCTGGGGTAGAAGAGTTCAGAAATGAAATAGACAGGTTAACCGCTGAAGAGGCTAACAGACAAATTTCAGTAGCCCAAGGTTTATCAGCTAGTGGCCAACAAGCTTCATCTCAGATAGCTGGTTTAAAAGCAGAAGAAGGGCAACTAAAAGCTAATCTGGAACAAAACAGAGGTTTGATGACAGTAAATCAAATAGAACAAGAGACAAATAAATTGACAGGGCTACAGTCCCAAATAGCAAACATAGAACAGTCTCAAGGACAACAATTGGCAGGCATTCAACAAAACAGAGGTTTATCAATGGCCAACCAAATACAACAAGAGCTAGGGCTTACTGGAGAAGTAGCTAGTAAGATAGCAGCCATAGAAGAAAGAGAAGGTTTAAGTATAGCCGAAATAGTGAGTACACGAGGAGCTTCAATTGCAGCTAATATCTTACAGCAAGCAGGTCTAGAGGGTAATATAGCTAATCAGATTGCTCAGGTAGAACTTCAAAGAGGACAAAGTCTTTCAGGTATTGAAGAGAGACGAGGCTTGAATGTGGCTTCTCAGTTACAACAAGAAGGCACAACATCCTCTCAAATAAGAACGGCTAGCGGTACCCAAAGGGGCGTTTTAGCTTCTACTTTAGGGAACACTTTAAGTGGATTAACTTTAAACGTGGAACAAGCGAGACAAGCCATAAGACAAAACGTTGCTTTAAACAAAACAAATCTAGCTACGGGATTAGGCAGTTCTTTGGCAAATATAAAAACAGGGCAAACAGCACAACAAGTAAGCTTAATGGCTAACCAGGCGAGACAAAATTTCACTACTGCAACAGACATAGCTTCTTTGCAAAATTCTGCTAACGTAGCACCTTTTCAGGGGTTCTTGTCAGGTTTAGGGCAGGGGGCTAGTATCATAGGAGCGACACAAGGGTTAAAACCAACATAAAGGAGTACAAAATGGGCTTATCGTTACCGGGTTTAGTAAGAACACAGGCACCACAAACAAATTTAATTTCAGGATTGGAAAAATTAGGGGAAGGTATTACCTCTGGAATAAAATCGTATGCTAAGGGACAACAAGGGAGACAACTTATAGGTCAAAAGCAACAAGCCTTAGACCAAAGTAAAATGAAAATGTTGTTAGAAGTTTCAAAAGAGAGAAGATTAACAGCTAAACAAGAAGTAGCAGACGCAGTATCTAAAGTAGAAGAAACTAAAGCGAGATTGGCTGCACTTCCAGAAAAAGAAGCTATATCTGAATTAAAAATAATAATGAAAGACAAGAAAATAGCGGAGGTGTTGAAAGACAGAATAGGTTCTACTCCTGAGAAGATACTACAAGCTATTAAATCGGAAAAAAGACCTGAAGAGTTAAAGGAATTAAAATTTAAAGCAGATTTAGCTAAAACTTTTGACGGGGTAGAGAAATATTTAGAAACACAAGACGTTAACTCTTTAACTGTGAAAAAAACGGCGGGGGATATGGAAATAAAATCCGCAATAGAATTGGCTAAAAGCCTAAGACAAACACATAGAGCAAAAACCACGGGTTTAAACGACCAATTAAAATTCGCTTCTGGTGCTGAAAAAGAAAGATTGGCTCAACAAGTGGACATCCTTAACGAAGGCTTGGTCTCAAAAACAAGAGATCTTTTTAAAAGTAAAATAGAAAAAGACATGGACAAAGATAAAATAAAAGAGGCTCAAAAAGGAGAGCTCGTGAACAGGCTTCTAGACACGGTACTTGATTTTAATTCTCTAGAGGATTTAGAAAAAGAATTTTTAAATCAAGCAACAATAGACAGGATAAAAGAACTAGGCATGAAAATAGAAACTATCAAGCCTTTGTTGATAGAGAGGTATAAACACGATAAGACTTTATTAAGAGATAAATTTAAGGAGATAGAAAGTTCAGTAGGAGCACCTGGGCTAGAAGTCTTATTTAACCAGGGGGTTGTAAACAACTCTTTGAGCGGAAACACTATTTAATAATGGGGGTCCTTTTTGATACCCTACGATATTCGGATGACGAGGATAAAGCAGAAGCACGTCTTTTAGCACCAAAACCTGTGTCGCCTTCAGCTAGTGGGGATAGCTCTATACTGTTAAAGGCCCTAAAAGACCCAGGCGTGGGAAAAGGTTCTGTGTTACTGAATGCTCTGAAAGACACAAGTGACGAAGGGTCTATACTGTTAAAGGCCTTAAAAGACCCAGGCGTGGGAAAAGGTTCTGTGTTACTGAATGCTCTGAAAGACACAAGTGACGAAGGGTCTATACTGTTAAAGGCCTTAAAAGACCCAGGGGTGAAACAGCAAGAGAAAGAACCAGAAAAAGAAGAGTATCAACCTAAAGGTCTATTTAAAGTAATAGATCTTCTAAATCGTCCTTCTTATGCGGTAGGTGGAGCAGTAAAAGCTTTAGCAGAGGGCAAGAATGTACTGCAAGAAGCTAAAAAAGGTATACTAGGCCAAGAAAGAGATACTTTTAGCGATGTATTTACTTCTTTAGGATGGGAACCTGAGTCAAAAAAAGGGAAAGTCGCCAAATTTGCAGTAAGCTTAGCTTTAGACATAGCACTGGACCCTACCACATATATCGGGGTAGGCAGCTTAACAAAAGCAGGGAAAGGACTGATAAAAACAGGTGACTTGGCCTCTACAGTAACAAAACAGGTGAGTAAAGGGGAAAGAGCTTTATTACAATTTGCAGGTAAAGAAGTAATAAGAGGCGAAGCAGTTTTTGGTAAATCAGGGGAAGTATTAGAGATGCTACGAAAAACTAATTTGGGGAATAAAGTTGGAGAAGCCCTCATACCTAACTTTAGACCTGCAAGTATAACTCCTGAAGTGTGGAAAGATTTAGTGTCTATAAAGAGAGCTGCTAAAAATGTAGCCTCTTACAAGAACAGTAAAGCTATGGAAAAGGCCGTTCAAGTGCAAGGGCTGCTTAATAAAGCTATGAAGGAGCACGGAGAAGAAGCCATTACAAACACCCTTACGGCCATTGAGAAACCCTCTAGAATAAAAGCACTTCCGAAAGATTTACAAGAGATAGCTAGGGTGTCAAGAGAATACTTAGACGAAATAGCGACAACAAGAGAAAAAATAGGTAAATCTATATTAAAAGACAGTGATCTAGAGTATTTGCCACATATACACAAAAACGATTTTCTTTCAGGTGTTAAAAACATAGTAGGAAAGTTCAGATCGTATGGGGGCTTGGACCCCTCAGATAAAGCAAGAGAAATATTTAAGTTTAGTGATGAAGCAGGAAATATTCTGGGGCTTGGTAGACCAGAAGATTTTAAGCTGGTAGATAAAGGGTATGGACTTTTCGATAAAAAAGGTAATTTCTTTACTAAAGAGTTACCTACTATAGAAGAAAAGATAGCTTCCGGTATGAAAGTAGAAGATAATCTAGCAACTCTTTTAGGGGTGGCGGGAAAAAGAAACGCCCATTTAGAAAAATCACAAATATTTTTTGAGGACATAAAAGACTTAGCCCTAAACAGAGGAGATATAGGAGCGGTTTTAAAAGGGGAAAAACTAGCTGCATATAAAAAAGCCAATGACGTTATAGAAGTTAAAGCGCCAGAATTGAAGGGTTTATTATTTAGTAGGGACGTGGCAAAAGAAATAGATACTACTTATGAGAAACTGGTGAACCCTAAAGAAATAGGGTCTTTTCTTAAAACTTATGATAGCGTACATAACACCTGGAAAGGTTTGGCTACGTATGTAAACCCTGCTTTTCATTCTAGAAACGCTGTGTCAAACGTGTACCAAAATGCTATAGGAGGGGTTAAAAGTCCCGTCTCTTATGTGAAAGCTGCAGTATTGCAAGCGGGACTGAACGGGGAAAAAGCCAATCCTAAACTCATATCCTTAGTTAAAAAAACCTTTGGGGATAAGGCTGCTAAGAATGTAGACGAGACAGTTATTAAAATGCAGAAAAAATATTACGAACCTTTTCTCGAACAAGGTCTGGGAGGAGGAACTTATTTCGGTTCAGACATTCAGAAATCAGTGTCACAAGAATTGAACCCGACTCTTTTAGGGTCTGAGACCTTAGGTCTAGTATCTAGAGGGGGCAGAGGGGTAGGGTCTACGGTAGAAGGAAACGCACGTTTAACTCACTTTATAAACAAAATAGATAAAGGATTCACCCACAAAGCAGCAGCTAAAGAAGTGCGTAAGTACTTATTTGATTACGAAGAGTTAACACCTATAGAAAAAGAAGTGTTTAAAAGAATAGTTCCTTTCTATACTTGGACAAGAAAAAACATCCCTCTTCAATTAGAAAATGTAATAAATAAACCGAGGTATGCGCTAGGAGTAGGGAAAATGGCTACCGAAGTTGAAAAGTCAACAGGTGTTCCTTCTATAAAAAAGAATGTCCTCCCTGAATGGTTACAAAAAGCATCTCCTGTAATAATAGGCCAAGATGAAAAAGGTATTAAAGTAGCCAAATTGGAAGGTTATATCCCTATAACAGATCTTGATTTACTAGAACCAAAGGAAACTTTAAAACAGTTAGGCAGTCAGATAACACCTTTAATAAAGACACCTTTTGAGCTGCTAGCTAATAAGAACATATTTTTAGACAGAGAAATAGAAGAGGTTGAGGGTGATAAAGCTGATTTACTAAGGCTACACGTCAACCCATATCTAAACCACGTTCTAAGAACCATAAGACCCATAAATGAGGTAGATAAACTAATTGGTAGGACACAGGACCACGTAAGTAAAAAAGAAAAGATAATCAATCTACTCTTCGGTGGTAAGATATACCATATAGATGAGAGAAAACAACGGAGTATAAATGCTCATTTAAAAAGAAAAAAAGAAGCTACTCTGAAGAGTAAGCTAAAGTATAGAATGCGCCTTGGAGATAAAAAAGAAGCTGAAAGGCTTAAAAAAGAAATCAGGAACTTAAGAAGTAGTTGATCTAATACCGTAAGTTAATATAAGTAGTGCTTCTGCTATACCTTCGTGAGGTACTCTACATCCTTTTTGGATCAGATTTATAGAAGGGAAGGTTTGTACACATTTAGCGATACTTGCTTTCTTATCGGCCCCTATAAGTTTAAAATGCCTTTTCCATACTTGGGGGGATATATCTTCGTATGGTAAACCCAAAGTTTGTATCATCCCTATTAATTGTCCTAAACCTTTACCAAAACTGAACATGCTTACCACTCCTTGTCCAGGGGCCGAATGCACTTTTTCAATAAACACTTTTTCCACACAATGGTCCACTAAACATTCAGATAATATCCTACAGTCTAATACTTTATTTTTTTTTGAGGTTAACACAGGCAAAGTGTATGTGTAGTGTTTATTGTTTGCTTTGATAGCTAGACCACCAGAAAACCCAGGGTCAAAAGCAGCATATATCATTTTCTATGATCGTAGTTTATTATCTCTATGATAACACCTTCACCGTTTCCAATAGCAGTAGTTATTTTAGGATACAGTTTCAGATAAGCCGAAGTACTGTTTCCTATGGATTCGTTTAATATGTCAGAGCTGTTACCTACTAATATACACCCTTTTGTGTCTCTTTTTGAGTTTCCTATGTGGATATAAATCCACTCGAAGTTTTTAACGTTCCGTAGCCAAAGCATACCTTTGTGTATGTTAGGGAATTTCTTCAAGTATTTTTTGTCATATCCCCCTTCCGCTCTAAGTTTTATGCCATAACTACCGCTAGGTATTCTAGTTTCCCCATACATTTTATTTTCCCTATGGGTATCTTCTAAAGTAAAGCACTCAAACTCATCGTCCACATATAAGATCCCCTGTGTACATTCTTTTGATGTCCTGTATCTTAACAATTTAATTTTCATATAATCTCCATATCTTTTTGATCCAATAGTATCTCACCTTTAAACCATTTAGTATTTAATATCCGTATCAACCGGGACAAACTCAGGTTATTCCTTTTTAAAGCTTCTTTTTTAATTTCACTTCTTAAAGGCTCGCCCAAATAATATATAGTTACAGGTGTTTTTTTCATCATAACACTATTATACTTATAACGTATAGAAAATTCAATTTAAGAGACTAAAGATAAGGCTAAAACTCTCCTAATAGTAGGCATAAAAAAGATGAATATCTGTAGAACTGCTAAGGTTATAGCTATTATAGTTGTAGAAGCTATTATTATCTTAAAATTAGTAAGTATTAAACTATTAACTTTAGTTTTTATAGGCTCTAGTTTAAGAACTATTTTGGAGTCTAACATTTCATCTATGCTTTGTTTTATTTCAGCTTCGCCCTCTAAAGACAATCTCGCTATCATACTTTTAAGATCAATAACGTCTTTCCCATCTTGCGCTAAAAGTTCTTTTCGTATTATCCTCTTGACTTGGTATTCAAAAACCTTATAATTCTTAAAGGTCAAAAGATCATAATCTATAGCGGTTTCTTCTGGTGTTTCTATTAACTCCATTTCTTTTTCTATTTTCATAAGTATAATTATATATAAAATAAAAAGTATGTTAAACTTAATTATTATGCGTATAAGGAGGAAGTGGTATGAATATCAATGTTCTATCTTTTTTTGGGAGGGTGATTGGTTGGGCCTTAAGGCTGTTTAAAATGCCTTTTTCTTTTCTATTATGGAACCCCATAACGTTCGTTTTAAACAAAATAATTGTATATTTATTTTCAAAAGAAAAAATATTAGTGAAATTTATTAAGTTTTTAGACGATAACATAATAGACAGAATAAAAAATGTGTCTCCTGAATCAGGAAAACTTGTAGAAGCTAACTTGGTCAAACTGTTAGAACGTTTAAAAGGAGTTATATTAGATAAGGAGTAAATTTGAATGACTCTTAGTTTAGAAGTTTGGTATGTCTCGTTTATCATATTTTCGTTTTCTATCCAGACGGGATACATACTCATTTTAAAATCATTTTTAGCTAAAAGCAAAGCAAGTTTAATAGAGTAAAATTCTATTTTCTATATCTCTTTCCTCTCCAACCTTCAGCTTTAATGGGCAATCCCGAAGCCCAAGTTGGAGAGGTACACATTAAAGAGATGAACTCTTTCATACATCCTTTATCTGTGAGCATCTCACACACTATCTCATCGTGAACATGTAAAACTATTTTATATCCTGTTTCGTCTAACCTAACTAAAGCTTCTGCAAGAATATCTCTAGCTACTGCTTGTGTTACATTCTCAGCTAACTTACCTCCGTAAGTGTTCTGTTCCCTCCAACTATAGCTTTTAGAATCAATACCGCCAAAACATATGACCTTCTTTTTACCGTAGGGGGAATCTACTTCCTTTAGACACGCAAAAGGGTAAATTAAATTTCGTCCAGAAGGCAGAGTTATCACTAAACTTCCTTTGTCATCTATGAAAGAAGAGATGTTTTTACATTGGTATTTTCTCTTGTTTAAAATCGTTAAATAAGCTAGCTTTTCTAAATCTTTCCAGAACTTGACGATACTAGAATATTTAGCCCTATACTTAGACACTACTGTGTCGGCTAAATCTTTTTCTATTTCTATACCAAAATAAGAGCACGTTTCTTTAAATTTTTTAGCCCCCATCCCGTACCCTAATCCTAGGATAGCTATTTTACCTAAAGTTCTTTGTTGTTTGTCGATCTTGTTAAAAGGTATGTTGAATATGTTAGAAGCCATATCCACATATAAATCTTGATCATTTCTAAAAAGCTGTAGTCCTGCTTCGTCATTAGCTAGCCACAAAAGAACTCTAGCCTCTATAGATGCGTAATCTGCAACCATTAGGTCATATCCGTTAGGAGCTGTTATCATAGCCCTTAAACAACTGCTGAACATCCCCATAATATTTTCGCCGTAAAGAATCCCTAAACCATCTAAGTCTACTGAATGTATGGCTTCTAATGCTGTGTCTACGTTTTTTATTGTGCCTCTAGGTATGTTTTGTGGTTGAAAATGTTTTCCTGACCAACGCCCAGTGCTAGCACCATTGTATAACAGATACCCTCTGGCCCTATTATCTAGGTCGGTAGTGTCAAATAAAGTTTGATATTTTTTCGTTGATGATTGTCCCAGTTGCTGTCTTATTTCTAAAAAGGCTCGGGCTTTTAGGGGTAGCTGATTGTCTAGTAACGCCTTTTCCACAGTATCTTTTGTTAGGTCAGGGATAGAATACCCCATATTACTTATCCACTTAATGACTGCTAATACTCTAGTAGTCGTCTCAAATTCGCCTTCGGTTATCAGTTCTACTTCTTTATTTCTGATACACGTATATTCTTCTATTAATTTAATTATTTTCTCTACAGAAGGCAGGTCTATGAAAACGCCTGTTTCGTTTATTTTTTGATCTAGTAAAAAAACTTTCTCTTCAAAAGACTTTAGTTTTGGTAAAACAGAACTAAGTTCTTTTTCGGATATAACATCTTGTTTACAGTATTCACCTAGATCAAACATCTTTCTTAAATATTTTTCATCTTCAAAATTAAAATCTTTAGGATAGTTCAACCCTTTGCATAGTTTAAGCATGTTCATTTTGCCACTTCTTGATTTTTGATCTTTCAACTTCAAAACTTCCCCTGCTTTGTCTAGTGCTCTAGGAAGAGAATATGCAGCAGCTAAAGCAGCACTGCATATTATGTTTTTGTTTTCTAATTTGTGGAAACCATATTTGGGGACCCCGCAATTATTCCATATAAAATATTCGAATTGAGCATTATGCGCCCCAAGTTTTATCGGTTCTTCAGTAACTAAAAAAGAAGGCAGAGGTAGCTCTGGGGTCCATAGTTCTACCTCTTTACCTTCGTCTATATATGCCATGAAGAGGATCTGGGTAGAGCTGTGCCTGGAATAAATCCAAGCACCGCACTTCTTAAGATCACATTCAGAACGTGTCTCAAAATCTAGGAAAATCAACCTAGCATATTCCCGTAATTAGCAGGGTCGTCAGCCCCCAATTGATTAGCTATAACTTCAAAAACATCTTCGGGGACCGTTGGCGCCATACCAAAATGCTCTCCTTCTCTTGTTTTTTGAATCGCTTGGATCGAAAAAGACACCCCTTTAGCCACAGCAATTTTACCTTCTTTAGGGTATGCGTAAATAGCAATTTGCATTCTGGCGTAACACCCTGGGTAAAAAAGACTCTCATCTAGTATAGGCTGAACCTTAGCGTCCACTAAGGGTGGTTTCATCTTATTAGAAGCTGAAGCAAAAACAACATTTTTATATCCAGGTATGTTTTCTTTTTCCACGTCACCATCTTTCAGAGGTGTTTTTAGGTTTGAAGGTCTTGATTTCTTATCTGGCCATCTAAGGTCTATCTCTTTTTCTATAGCCTTATTTATTGCGGATAGGTCTGTTTTTTTATCAAACAGCATTGTGATCCTGTATCTAGGACCCGAATTTTCTATTACTGTAGGTTTAAAAACCTGTGGCCAACTAACTCTAAATTCTGGTGTCATAATTAACGTACTCATTTTTTATTTCTCCTTTTTTATTTGTTTTAATACTTTTGACCCCTTGCGAACATTTATCAGCTCGTGCAGTGTTAATGCTAAATGGTTTTTTCCTCCTTCCATTTTTTCTATCTTTGCTGGACTTTTAAGGGCTGTTTCGTATATTTCGCTACCGTAGAAAGGCTCTATTGCTTCTATAACAGCCTTTTCATCTACCCACACTCTTGTTTTCCTTCCTTCTGCCAATAGATATTTCACTTCTTCATCTCCTATTTCTGTGCCTTCTTCTAAAAGTCTTATAGAATATGCTTCAACTTCTTTCAGAAACTTAGCTAATGGTTTAGCAAGTTTTAAAATAAAAGTTAATCTGTTAGAGGATAACTCTTCTACTTTTGGGGGGCTATATGTTTCTAAATCGGTAGAAAAAGTAACTTTTGCTACTTCTAAAGCGTCTTCTGTTAATTGAGGGCAGATAGAAATACAAGGGCAGAAGTTACAATACTTGCCAACAGAAAACAAAGGGTTCTCTTCTTTGGACGCTTTTACAGCTTGCCTGATCTTCTTAGAAAAAGAAACCAGTTCTTTGCTAGACATAACATCCTCTTTGATTTTTGATCCATACGGGTCCCTTGGCTGAAATATTATGAGCCTAACTTTTTTCGCTTTAAAAGTTTTATCGGCTCCTAAAGCATAATACATCATCTGATAATTCTTCTCAGCGTCTACGCTAATGCCCTTCCCATACTTGAAATCTATCACTAGAATCTCATCTTCTTTGTATATAAGGCAGTCACAAGTGCCAAAAAGATCATCCCCGTAGCCCTTAAGCTCTATCCTTTTTTCGAACTCTACTTTAATAGCCCCCTCTGAAAGTTCAGCTATTAAGGCTATGTAGTCTTTGACATTAGCTATCATTTCAAGATCCACAGGGAAAAGAGATATCTCATCTAACACTATGTCTTCAAAAGCCCCGACATCTACTTGTAGTATTAAACCATAATGGGCTAAAGCGTGGGCCACAGTACCTTCAAGAGCGAAAGGGCTGTCTCTTTCAACAGGGGCTTTTTCAGAGAGTTTAATGGATGCTGGACAGTTTACCCATCTAGTAGCTGAACTCGCAGAGTACACACTGTGCTTTCCCATTTTATAAGGCCCCTAAATCTTTAATGAAATCTTCGTGTTTTTCTTTTGGTATCTCGGAAATCATATTGGCTTTATATTTGACTATTAAATCTGCTACTTCTGCTTGCTTCCCTTTTTGCATCAATGTTAAAGCCTTTTTCTTAATATCATCTAGGGTCACTTTCACGTCTTCAACAAGAGGTGCATCCCTTAGAGTCTCTTGTGCTTCTTTCTTCTCTTCAGCTTTAAAAGCAGAGTCTTTTACCTTTTCAACAGGGGGGTCATCTTTTTTTAACATCTTAGAAAGGCTAACCACTAATCTCGCAACAAGACTTAAGTTTTCCGTTAACTCTTTTAGGTTATCATATCCTATCTTAAGCTCTACTTTTCCTTCTTTTACACTTATTTCACTCATTTACTGTCTCCTCTCATATATTAAATTATCCTGCATCTAAAACACACGTCCCTTTTTCTGTTTTTTCCTTCCATCTTAGAGCCATCAAATTCCAAGCAGCATGTGCTAAATGGGACTTACCGCTTTCAGGGTCTATCTCTTCACCCTTTAGATATCTGGACATGTGCCTCATAGTTGCTGAAAAGTACCTGTTTTTGAAATCAGGTGTGGCTTTCCAAGAGCATTCTTCATGACTAGTTAAACCGAAAGTGGCCACTTCTGCCATTTCTTCAGCGAAGGTGAAATCTAGTAGGTCCCATCTTGTTTTACCTTTGTCATCTTTGTACCCATCACTTCTTTTTTCTGCGCTGTTCATATTCTCACCTCTCTTTCTATTTTAGGATTTTATCAATGTTCTTCTGTTTTTTCAGGATGGCTCGTATGATGTTGTTTTCGATTGTGCCACGGTACACAAGAAACTGTACAAAAACGTTTTTGTTTTGTCCTATCCTGTGGCATCTATCTACACACTGCTCATTCTCACCAGGTACCCACGAAAACTCTACGAAAACTACGTTAGAACTATTGGTCAACGTAAAACCTGTGCCCATTGCTTGGATATTACCTATTATTATCCTATACAAGGGTTCTGTTTGAAAAAGATCTATGTTATGTTGCCTTTTCTTGGCGGTGGTACTGCCTGTAATAACTAACGGACAATATAAGGCTAGATCGAAGGTTAAGGTGTCTATCACCTCTTTATGGTGTGCGAAAATAACAACCTTATCTTTATTAGCCTCCATCTTGTTTCTTATGAACGAAATACATTCTGCTAATTTTTCTAGAGAAGTCTCTTTTCTAAAAGAGGCTAAATCCCCGACACTTAAAGAAGCTTTAAATTTTTCTATGTCAGCACTTTTGAAATCAGATATTCTGAAATTGTTTTTCGTTTTCCCCACTTCTATTATTTGATATGTTTTACTGGGGAGTTGCGTTAGCACGTCTTTTTTTAATCTTCTAATAAGAATGTTTGATCTGAGAATATATTTTAACTCTTCAGCATTAGAACATCCAGAAGCGTCATACCCCCAACCACTTTGGTGTCCTGCACTAAATTTACTGGCGAATTGATAATAGTTTCTGTGCTCTATTATATGGGGCGCAAGACGGTAAAGTATGTGGTGCATTTCTATAGGGCTGTTTGGTATTAAGGTGCCTGTTAAAAGTACTATCTGTTTATATTTAGTGAGACCCAAATACTTTTTTCTGTTTTTAGTGCCTCCTAAAATAGAAAGTGTTCTTTTTGCTTTTTCTGTTTTAAGGAGATGCGCTTCGTCTATGATAACCAGGTCAAAATCAAATTTTTTTAGTTGTTCCCCTAGCTTTCCTTTAAAGATGTCGTAGCTTATTACGAAACTCTTCTTATCTAAAATGTCTTTTGCTTTTTCTACCACCTGGAAACCCACTTTATGTTCTAACCAGGTGTCCAATTCATTTGCCCAATTGTATTTCAAAGAGGAAGGGCATATTACTAATATAGAGCTGTATTTTTGATAGTTTATTAAACCTATAGCTTGTACAGTTTTACCTAGTCCCATTTCATCAGCTAATATTGAAACTTTTTTATCTTTAATATATCTAATACCTGCTAACTGATAAGGAAAATACGCTTTTTTTAATCCTAGCTCTGTTTCAGTTTTTGTAGCATAACTGTTATTGAAATTTTCTAGCCCTATAAAATCCAAAGACTCTTTATCTATGTCTGTGTAAACATTTTTGTCCAAAACTTTCTTGACTAAGTACCTGTTCTGGGTGTACCAACGCTTAGTCAAGATGCACCACTTAAACTTTAGGTCCTTTAGAATGTTTCTGTCCTCAAAGGAAGAGAGAGCGTAACATTTATTATCTTCATATATTATTTTAATCATTTTCAACTTTCTTAACTTTTTTTAGTTAGTGTAGTATACTCTTGGTTAAGTATATTGTCAATGTCTGAATATTTAATAAGAGAGAAGGTGGAAAAATTTGAAAGCTAAAAATAAATTGGGCGATATCCTGGAAGCTATAACAGATACCGAAGGCAATATTAGTGCTGCCAGCTATATTCTAGGGGTGTCTCCCCAGAGCATTTACCAACGTTTAGCGAACAATAATCTTAGGTTAACTAGGGGTGACGTCCCTGTTTTTGCATTTGTTAATGTGAAAGGGGCGTTAAAATGGTAGAGTGGGTTTTGTATTTTATCTGTGCTGTGCCTTTGACGGCCTTAACATTACTGATTTTACTTTGCCCCTTTTTTTTCGTGTCTAAAACATTATTAAAAGGTATTAAATGGCTTTTTAGCCCTAAAGAAAGGTATGACGGATGAACAGAAAACATATTAAAGAATTAAAAGATACTGGGAAGATTAAGAGACTGGTACTGAACGAGGCAAGTCTCTTGTCTATCTTGAATGAAGGTAAAAGTACCTATTTCCCAGATAATTACATTGTAACAGATGTTCATTGTAACAGTCAGACAAAAGAGTTCTCATTAACGATATACGAAAACAATTTTAATATTGTGGAAGGAGGTAGTACAATACCTGAAATCACTTTAAATATAACAGGAGAAAACAAATGATATACACGTATAGATGTTCTAAATGTTTAAAAGAATTTGATCTTGTGCATGGTTTTGAAGACAAGCCTCTCTTAACATGTGCTTGTTGTGGCGGTGATGACATACGTAAAGTTTTAAGCGTTGCGTCTGTTTTGTATAAAGGGTCAGGATTCACAGGTGCATTACAGGGTTAGTTAGAAAACGTGCTATATTAATATAAGAGGCTTTTTCAAATATCTACCAAGTAATGAAGTTTGATAAAAACACCGAGATCAATTTGTAATAGCCTCTTAGACACCACTGGTTGAATATAAAGCACATACGTAATGGTTGAGTAGTTCAGTTGGTAGAGCGCCTGCCTGTCACGCAGGAAGTCGAGGGTTCAAGTCCCTCCTTCAACGCCCTTTTTAGTATTGACAATCGTACTACCAAGGGAAAAAGTACAATTGTGAACACGATCATCATGCGCAGCCACCCCTTGAACAAAATGTTTTTTGTTTAGCCTTCTTTAAGCTGGCTGTTCTTTTTAAGTACCTAGCGTCTGCTTCTGTTTCTGAAACAAACCAGCCACATTTCACACAAGGTTTTGAACATTCACTACTTGCTTTAACCATTAGAAATTTCAGTAGACAAACTTTAACTTCTCTTTTAGTCATTATTCACCTTCTTTCTTTATTGTTTTAACCCTCTTTGTTTCTATTACTTCCATCATTTTAGGACCTTTCATGTTTCTTCTATTATCCCCAACCACTTTAAGTTTTTTTCATATTCCACAGATCCTTTAGGATGTTTTTTTAATGCTCTTTTAAATTTGTCCGCTATTTTCAAACACATCTTGTCTTGCTTTTTGTAACCAAGGTGGATATCTGCGTGATCAACCGCAACTATTTTAAACACGTTATCTAAAAGCTCCCATCTTCTCAGCCCATTCTTCACTTGCAAAACCTTTTCTACCCATCCAATATGCAGCCCAAGCTACATCCCCAATACCTTTTTCGGTTTGTTCTTTAGCCCATTTTTTACTTACAAAACCCTTTTTGCACATTAAATATGCAGCCCAAGCTACGTCCCCAATACCT